GCCGTGTAACCTGCACCATCAGCAGAAACGGTGATCTTGCTTACCGCACTTATCTTCAGGTAACTCTTCCTGAGATTAACCAACAAATGGCCAACACTGGCTCCACTGCCAATGACGGTGTTTACGCTCGTTGGTTAGATTTCCCTGGAGAGCAAATGATCTCTCAAGTTGAGGTCGAGATTGGTGGTCAAAGAATTGACCGTCAATATGGTGACTGGATGCACATCTGGAACCAACTTACCCTCACTTCCGAGCAACAACGCGGATACTACAAGATGGTTGGTAACACCACTCAACTCACCTTCATCACTGATCCTTCTTTCAATGATGTTGATGGACCTTGTGAGGCCAACGCCCCTCGTCAAGTATGCGCTCCCCGTAACGCTCTTCCTGAGACCACTCTTTATGTTCCTTTCCAATTCTGGTATTGCCGCAATCCCGGACTTGCTCTTCCTTTAATCGCCCTTCAATACCACGAGGTCAAGATCAATCTTGATATCCGTCCTATTGATGAGTGTTTATTCGCTGTTGGAACTCTTAACTGTGGACCTAAAGCTACCCCTTCTACCAGTTCTGGTAAGGTCACTACTGCCTATAACCAATCTCTTGTTGCTGCTTCTCTCTATGTCGACTATGTCTTCTTAGATACTGATGAGCGCAGAAGAATGGCACAAAACCCTCACGAGTATCTCATTGAGCAACTTCAATTCACTGGTGATGAGTCTGTTGGTTCTTCTTCTAACAAGATTAAGCTCAACTTCAATCACCCTGTCAAGGAGCTCATCTGGGTTGTTCAACCTGATGAGAATGTTGACTACTGTGCTTCTCTTGAGTGCGGACAAACTCTTTTCTCCGTCCTTGGTGCCCAACCTTTCAATTATACTGATGCCATTGATGCTCTTCCCAACGCCATCCACTCTTTCGGTGGACCCGATGCTGTTGCCGGAACATCTCAATCTTTCATCACTGCTGATGGTCTTTTCCAAGATGCTGGTGCCGTTGATGTAACTGCCCAACAATGGTGGGGAACTGGTTCTGCCGCACAACTTGCCGGTGTTACCAGCGGTGCAGGCAGCACTGGTGATTACAATGGACCCAACCTTGGTTTCGGATCCGGCAACAACCTTACTGTTGGTGGAGCACCTGGTGCCATCGAGAACTCTGGTGTCTCTGATGCCGGAACTTTCGTTCTTGCTGAGACTTCTCTTGACATGCATTGTTGGGGTGAGAACCCTGTTGTAACTGGTAAGTTACAACTTAACGGCCAAGATAGATTCTCTGAGCGTGAGGGAACTTACTTCGACCTTGTCCAACCTTACCAACACCACACTCGCAACCCTGACACCGGTATCAATGTCTACTCTTTTGCTCTCCGCCCTGAGGAACACCAACCTTCTGGCTCATGCAATTTCTCAAGAATTGACAATGCTACTCTTCAACTTGTTCTTTCCAACGCCACCGTTGAGGGAACCAAGACTGCTAAGGTCCGTGTCTATGCTACCAACTACAATGTCCTTCGTGTCATGAGTGGTATGGGTGGTCTTGCTTACTCCAATTAAGCATTTGGTCTTTTTATACTTATTCTTTTTCATTATCAATAAATTATAAAAAATCATAAAATAATAATTTTCATTATATAATATATATAATGAAAGGACGAAATTTAGATTACGGCCATATGTATGAAGGTCATATGGCAAGAACCGAATTAGACAATATAGAGAGAAATGCCAAAAAATTACATAAACTTCTTAGGGATGATGACGATTTACCTGAATGGGTTAATAAAAAAATTGTTTTAGCTAATAGTTATTTAAAATCTGCAACAAATTATCTACATAATAAAATTGTTCATAGGAGCCATTCTACTAAGAAAAGAAAGACAAAAAAGGGAAAAAAAACTAGACGAGTTAAAAAATAGATTAACTCATATAAAATAATAATTATTCATTTGATTATTATTTTATTTACATTTCTTACAATCCTTACTAGTTAATTCATATCCCCAGTGTTGTAATGTTTGTCGTATTTTAGGACTAACATCATAATCATTATATTTTGCTTTTTTGTCATTAATCATATTGATTAACCATTTTCTGAATCTACTCTTTGGACCAGCTGTTTTTGTCCATCTACTTATTTGCCATTCGTCATCAGGACCTCGTTTGCCTTGATAAAAATCACAATACCATTGAACCCAACCATATGGATTATTCTTAGTTATCCACTTCTTTTCCTCCCAAAATTCCAATGTTGTTCCAACTTTAACATTATATTTATTAATTGATTTATCGTAATCATCCCAATCGGTTGTTAACCAATCATTTGGAATACCCTTCCACCATGATTTTGGATAATCTAAGTGTTTATTTTTATAATTCTTACCCGTAACTGATGAGTGTATTGGTCTCCAATATGTTCCACCAAAACTTCCTAATTGAAACATTTCTTTGGGAGTTAAATTAGGTCTAAATTCTGGATAATCCGAAAAAACTATTTCTCCATTACTATTTTTCTTTGGCATTTATATTATATAACAATTTTTATTTTAAATTACAAAACGAAACTATAGCGTATCGTTCACCAGATATAATAGGTCTAACACCATGTCTATGTGTCATTCTTCCTGGATGAATAACAATATTTCTTTTATCTTCTTTAATAAATAATTTGTCTTCACTAAAATATGTGCCACTGCCTTCATATTCCATAATATCTGATAAATTAAGAATTAAGGTAAATATAGAGGAATCGTGATGTAACTTTAATCCAGCTTGAATATTTGGTTTGTATCTAACTACAAATGTTTCATGAACAATATTCTCAGTATTAAACTCAATATTATATAACTTATTAACTGCTGGAATACAAATATTTCTAATTATACTATCATATATATCGGCTAAACTGCTATTAAAATCTTTAAGTAACACATCATTTGTTGGGTAATTATCGTGTCGATTTATTGTCCAATTATTGAATTGTCTTAAATCATTTTTAAGATCTTCACAAAATAGTGAAGATACTAAAGGAAAACTATATATACTTGGACCTAGTTGGTTTGTTATTAATTCGTAATCATAATTTGTAGATAAAATCTCTGGAGATAGAAAAGACTTATCCCATAATTTATCATATTTATAAATATTTTCTTTATCATTTTCCTTATCATTTTCCATTTCCATTTTCATTAATATATAGAATATCATTTAAATTAATAATAAAATTAATAATAACTCCAAACAATAACCATATAAAATAATTAATATCCCAAAATTCCATATTCCACATTTTTATTTCATACAAGGGATATACTATTATTTTAATTGCTCCCATTGGTGAAAAGTAGTCATTTCTCCACCATATATTTCCCATTTGCGGAGAGAATTGAACATAAAGTAAATAAATGACCGTTATAAAAATTTCAATTAATAATAACATTTTCTATATATATTATATAAAATGGCATTAGAAAGTAAAACTATATTTTTCGCGTTAGCATCCTTTTTAATTTTTATTATTATTCTCTCTGTGTTGGGAGTTTTAGGACCAGTTCCATCATCCAAAGAAAAAGAAGTTGTTGTAAATACAAACAGAAGATTATTTTATCCTCCTTCGTATTATGGCGGACCATATAGAAAGAATATCGTCTACGCTCCGGATGTTTATGTAAATCCTGGACCATATGCTCGTCGTTATGCCAATCGTAGATTTAGAGGGATGTGGTAAGTATATATTCAAAAACGATTTAAAATTGTTTCTTTACAAAGTATATAATGCAGATCTTTGTAAAGACTTTAACCGGTAAAACAATTACATTAGAAGTTGAATCTTCCGACACTATTGACAATATTAAACAAAAAATTCAAGATAAGGAGGGAATTCCACCCGACCAACAGAGATTGATTTTTGCTGGTAAGCAACTTGAAGATGGTCGCACATTAGCAGACTATAACGTACAGAAGGAGTCAACACTTCATTTAGTTTTGAGATTACGCGGTGGTGAAATGTAATCTCCTGATATATATTGTAATATAATAAACTATAAAAATAATTTATTATATGATGAAGCAAGTATTGAGAATTAGATTTATTTATTGTATATAGATTTGTTCTCATCAATAGTAGGAATGGCCTTGACAAATCGTCTTACCGTAAATTTATAATTTTCAGGATTTGTCTCACCTTTCTTATAAATTACATTGATTCTAACTCTTGATTTTTCGTTGATGCCTTCTTTTTTTTCAGCTTCAATGTCCTCTCTATACCAAATAGGTCTAGCATTTCTATTTCCTTTTTTAAATTTACTTCTGGATGACCTAACATTAGTCATATAAAAGTCCTCAAAATTTTTCCATTTATTATTCCAAACTTTATGTTTTGTATGCGATTCCGGAGTGAAGGCGTGAAATTAGAAGCTATCTCAATGGTAATACCCATCTACCCCACGCCGACAACCGGTCTGAGCCAAGTTTCTTTACAGCCACAAAAATTTATAGTACCATCGTTTGCGATTATACCCTTTTCCATAAAAATGTTCCGGTATAAAGGATTGGGGCATAAGGAGTTGAAGAAAAAACGCGTTTCTTTAGTAGAAAAAAACGTTGGGATAACGGAACGTTTTTTTGACAACCACTATAACGCTAGAAAATATACTTTTATGTTAAACTTTTCAATGATTATTATTGAGAATCAGCTCGGTCAAATGGCATGAACTGCTCTG